CAGGTAAGTCTGGTAATCGTGAACAAGAAGTAGCTAAAGTTGCAAGAGGTTTGAAAAACCTAGCTAGAGAGTTAGGAATCTGCATAATTGCTTTATCACAGTTAAGCAGAGGTGTAGGCGTACGCTCTAACTCAAGACCAACCCTATCTGACTTGCGTGAATCAGGTGAAATAGAACAGGCCGCTGATGTAGTGGTTTTGTTATATAGACCTGAATACTATGGCCTGTATGAAAATGAAGCAGGCGAATCAACTATGGGTCTAGCAGAAATTATATTTGCTAAAGGCCGTAACATAGGCGTAGGTCAAGTTAACCTAAAATTTATACCCGATCTAACAAAGTTTGAAGACTATGAAGAAAACTGATTGGATATATGTAATGATATTTCTGTTAATATCTATATACATAATATCTATATCTATTTCATTCGTAGCATCTATACTTGCACCTATAGCGTTAATAATCACAGCGTTATGGATTGGCAACAAGGTGTACGACTGGATCAAAAATAACAACAAATAGTTGTTAATAACCAATTAATATTTTATATTTGTAGATGCCAAAAAAAAAGTCAAAACTTGACAAAATCTACGAAGAAGTTGCCTACAATACAAATGAAAAACCTACACTAGTAAAAGGTGTTATTAAGGATGCATTTGTTGAAATAGGTTTATTTCTATTAACCAAGAATGCTCCTGTTATGATCAGGAGATTTGTAAAAATTGTAAAAGCAATTCGTACAACCAAACAAATTACTAAAAATTACAAAGATTATGAAACAAGAAAAAATTAATCTAAAAGATTTAACCAAAGAATTACCATACAAATGGCGTGTACAATCTGCACGATATGGCAAGGCAAGTTGCGTAGCATATATAGATGCGCGTGACGCACAAGATTTGTTAGACGAAGTAGTTGGACCAGGTAACTGGGCTACTGAATATTATGAAGCTAACGGACTACTAATGTGTAAAGTCGGTATACTTATTAACGGACATTGGGTTTGGAAATCAGACACTGGTTCTGAATCTAATGTAGAAAAAGACAAAGGACATGCTTCTGATGCGTTTAAGCGCGCTTGTGTGGCTTGGGGTATAGGCAGGTTCTTGTATCGTCTTAAGATACAACAAATACCAACCAAAGAATATAAGAATAAAGAATACCCATACGCTGCCGAAAAAGATAAAATTATTTTTGATGGCGAAACCTTAACCAAATATATTAACTGGAGAATAGAAAATGGAAAGTAATAAACATTTGCTAGATTTAGTAGCAGTAGAATCAACGTATGCATTTACTAACAATGATTATACTGACAAATTAACCAATGAGATTATGGATTACTTAAGAAATAAGTTAAACATTAATCCTAACTCAGACAAAGATGATATAATATATAGCCAAATATGGATGACTATATCATTACACAACAACAAAATCAGAACAAACTTAAATAAATAATTTAATCATGACTTGGAATTTAAACAACACAACAGACGCACAACCAAAAAACTTTAAAAAAGAGTACAAGAAGGTAGAGTATCTAACACAACCTGGTGCTTACAAAGTAACTATTAATAGTCAGACTGATCAAAATGATAGAGAAGGCTATACTGGCTCACCTTATATAGAGTTTAGTCTATACACAATGGATGGTAAAAAAACTAGAGCTAGATTCTGGGCACCTAGACCTGGTGATAGCGAAAAAGCTAGTGAGTTTAAAAGTAAATTACTAAAAGAATTTATGTTGAGTGCAGGTGTAAAATCATTTGACAACATGGACGAAGCTCTAGATGAGTGTATAGGTAAAACTATTAATGTATGTATGACTACTCGTGAATACATAACAACTAATAGAGATACTGGTGAACCTATTGTTAAAACAGCTCTTGACTATAAGTTTAGTAAAAAAGCAGGAGAAAACATTAAGTATGATCCAAAGTATAATAAAACACTTACGCCTGAACAAAGGCAAACATTTAATACTTTGCTAGATGAATATACTGGTTCTCCTAATGTGGTAAGTCAGTCAGATGATGACGATAATCTACCTTTTTAAAAAATCGTATATTTGATGCATGAAAATTTTTATACCAGGTAATGTCCCTAGTTCTAAAAACTCAAAACGTTGGACGGGTAAAATGTTAATTAACTCTAAAACTGTTATGAAGTATATTAAAGAAACCAAGGGGTATTACCTAGAGTATAAAAAAGATTTTCAACAATTAACCGAAAACAAAGAATATCCTGTGACAGTATCTTTTCAATTTATAAGAGGATCAAAACATAAGTTTGATTATATCAATCCAGCACAGACAGTGCAAGACCTAATGGTTAAAAATAATTGGATAGAAGATGACAACTGTGAGTATATTATACCACACTTTGAACCATATAAATATGATAAAGAAAACCCAGGTGTTTATATAAGTATTATATGATAGACGCAAAATCATTGTCAATTATTAGAAAAAACAAAGCATGGACTCAGGATGTCCTTGATCACTATGGTGATGAACTATATGCTGTTCTGTATTTATTATTTTCAAAAAACAAAAAAGAAATAATATCTAAATTAAGAACTGCAGAGTTGACATTGTGTAGAAAGGCATTTTGTAATGTGCTTTGTATACAGCACGAATTGCATCCAGAAATAGTAGCAAAATTTATAAATAGAGATAGAACTTCTATACTGTATTATATTAACGGTCATGAAGCAGACTATGAATATTATAAAGATTACACTATTGCATATGATGCAGTTTCAAATCACATCAACGAAATACTAGATGTTAATAATATCATGAATTTTTATGATGAAAGAACCAAAGAACTCAAACAAATTGAGATAATTAAAACCCGTGTTAATCAATTATCAAAAGAAAACACACAACTTAAACAACAATTAAATAATTTAAAATCAATTATCAATTATGGCTAAAAGAAAAACTCCAAAAGCTAAAGCAACACCTAACACAACTACTACAGTTACTATTGACGGTGCAGAAATCCAAGTGCCTATCTTGGTTTCTAACATGTTAAAAGATCAAAGACAAACCATTGATTACTTAGAACACATCTTATTATTGTGGCACTACAAACAGTATGGCCCAAACAAAGATGAAATATCCAAAGATAAAATGGATTACCAAAATGAAATGGCTGCCTTTATACAGCAGTTTATTAAAGAGTGGGACAAAAGAATTAAAGCTTTTGAAGACTTTGATAAAAAAGCTGCAGAAAATGTAGAGAAAGCACTTGACACAAAGGAAACTAATTAGTTACTTTTGTAGTGTCTTTCTTATGAACGTTCTGTTCATTTAGTTTTTCATTGTTTTGGTTGGTTGTGCGAATTCCTTATCAGGAGTTCGTACGCTAATCAAACAAACCTAATAATCTGATAACCAGATAAATGGATGAATTAGATAAAATATTAAACAACCAAGAAGAACCAATAGAACAACCTGTAGAGTGGTGGCAGCTTGATAAAATAGAATCTATACTAGATTTATGTCCTTATGAAGAATATCATAAACAAGAGATTTTAAACAACCCACCTAAAACCAAAGAAGATGCAAATCTATTATTATCAAAACTTTGGTTTGACCACATACCACGAGATCCAAAAGACCAGTTAGACAAATGGATAAAACTAGGAACACTCATAGATACAATCTAAAAAAGTTAATACCAGGTTATAAAATTAAGCCCAGTTTAAAGGGTAAAACATTAGTTGCTTTGCCTTTTAGAGTAAAAAATCCAACCGTAGTTGTTTATAAATCAGAAAATTACTATATTAACCCAGGAACTCCTTTGCTACACGAAGAAACTTTTGATGACAAGTTTGGCAGAGATAAAAAATATACATTGTACTATTATGAATATGTAAATAAAAAGAATGATAACCAATTAAAAATGTTTTAATATGTCTAAATACAAGAATCATAAAAAGAAATCAAAAGCTATTCTGCTTGCATTAGCAAAGTGGATGGAAGAAAGCGACTTTGATTATGAAATACAAGATTTAGAAAAAGCTTTAGATGAAGCTAAAGATTATTACAAAAACTATCTTGATATGAAAGAATTACCAAGATACCAACCAGACATACAACACGAATTTTATAAATAATGAGTAGAAAGACAATTGTGTTTGAGGGCGGTGTTGACAACATTCGCACTCTAGCAGACAACAGCCTAAGAGTTTCATTAGGCACACCAGAACTATCACCAGAAACAGTAGGAAACTTATACAGCATACTTAAACAACCAGGGTTTGTTGTATTGTCTACACAGCCTATATCACAAAAACAAATTGATGCAGTTGAGGCTGCTAGTATTGACATGGAGTTTGATACAAAAACACCAGCACAAAGAATGCGTGCAGTTCTATACAGACTATGGGAACAAACTTCACCTAAAGAAAAAAATGAAGAAGGCAATACACAGTATGTAGAGTTTGAATTATTTTACAAACGCAAAATGAATGAAATTATTAACCATTTAAAATCTAAACTAGACTAATGGACGTAAGGACAGAAATAAGAATGGCTTGTGATTCTATAAAAGAATTACTAATACAAAAAAATTTAAACTATGGCGATAGTGCATTAAAGCCAGCTAACATATTTGCTAAAGGATCAGCCGTAGAAAATCTTTCTGCTAGGATTGACGACAAGTTAATGCGAATTGCTAACAAAGGTTTAGATAAAAATACTTTAGATACAGTAGACGATTTAATAGGATATTTAGTACTTTTGAAAATAGCTATTAAAGAAGAATCGTAATGAAGGTAAGAATTGAAGTAGAAATAAGTGATTCCAATATAATGGACCCACATGCGGAGTTAGTTGCACAGTTATACGAACAGTGCTATGAATGGATAAACAACGATACTCCGCCTTTGCTTCAATTTATTGTTGATGATTCTGAAATAGTAGAAGAATATAACACATCTTGGTATAGTTGGACAGATCAATTTGATGATACTATAAACTGATGGGAGTATTTAAACAAAAAGTTATACACCATTATATAGATAAACATGGTAATGAATGTAAAAAATTAATTTTACCAAAAATTATTAATACAGATATTACTTTTGAATTGCAGTTCGGTCTAACTCCACCAAAAGAAAATAACAAATCACAAAGTATTATTTGTGAATACGAAACACCTAAAGGAATAAACTAATGCCGTATTTTTTTTCACAAAACTTAGAAACTAATTTAGGTCAACAAACTGATCTCGGCGCTATAATTGTTATATGGCCCAATCAAGCAGATAAATCAGGTATGACGCCAGTAGAGGCTAGTGCTACATTAGCAACACAAGTTCCTGTTGTAGTTCAAAACAACTTTACCCCTAGTATTGTACAGGCGCCAACACAATTAACTGTTGCAGCAGCTACATTTTCAGTAGCAGATCCTGGTATTGCAGTATCTGGAGAAGATATACCAAGTTCAATAGATGTATCTGAACTATGATACTTTAACGTTGTAATTTAACTTAGCTTGTAGTCCGTTATATTCACTCCAAACAAAAGCAGAAGCTTTTTTAATATTACCTACATATCCTTTCATATCGTGCCACTCATCTGTAGCAG